CCTGATTCACCACGGAGTAAGAGCCTATGGTGATGTTTTCCGGCGCAAACTGGCTGCCCGGAGGGATCACGCTTACCGGACGCTGGTCAATGATGGCGCCGGTATCGATGCGGGCATACTTATCCGGATCGTGAAACGCGCCTGAGATGGTAAAAGTGCCGTCGTTATTGTCGCTGACACTCACCACCCGGTACTGCTGGGCATACAGCTCATCAGACTCCACTACCCAGACGCTTTCCGCCTGCGGTATTTCCCCGTAAGCGATACTGACCGTAACGGCCTGACCGTTGATCGCCTGGATTGTTCTGGCCTGTGACGCGCCGGAAGGAAGATTGAGAATAAGGCGATCGCCCGGCTTTGCATCAGGCACGCGGTCGAGGTTGATCACGCGCCCGTTAACCGAACTGATGCGGCCGCCAGTGACTTTACCGGACAGCATTTCGTCTGCGACAGCGATGATATAGCCTGGCTGCGGGATGTTACCGTCCAGCCCAACGGAGAAAGTGACGATGCGGTCCTTGTTGTTGGTCAGGATCCCCCAGCGCCCCTTGCGGTTTGCTTCACTCTGCCGGGTGCAGCCAATCGCGGTCATCTCAAGCTGGTTGAAACCGTAGCGTGCGACCAGTGGCTGTTCAAACACCGGCTCCATGGCATCGGCGTAGCCGTTAGCCGGGTCGGAATAAGAGACCAGCGCTGTGGTGTAACGGGTTTTGGCCGTGCTGCTCGAGTAAACGAATTCACCGTTTACGACGCTGGCGCGGGTGTAGCTGTAATCAATATCGCGTGGCATGTCTGCCAGCGCCACGATCTGGTTGCCGCCCCAGTAGGTCATGCCACGAAAGATAGCCGCGAAGTCCCGCAGCACGGTATAAGCCTCGTTACGGTCCTGCACGTAGACGTTACAGGTATAACGTGGCTCCAGGCCATTTCCGCCCTTTCCATCCGGTACCAGTTGATCGCAGTACTGTGCCACCTGGTACAGCGTCCACTTATCGATATTGGCCGCCGTCAGCCGGTGGCCCAGGCCAAAGCGGTCGGCGACCACGATATCGTAAAAAATCCACGCCGGGTTATCTGTCCAGGCCCATTTAAACCCGCCCGCCCAGGTGCCGTTATAGGCGCGTGTCAGCGGATCATAATTATCAGGCACGCGGATCACGCGCATTGCCGGTTCACAGGAAATCTGCGGGATGCTGCCGTTGAACTGACTGGAGTCGAACTCGATGTATAACAGCGCAGTGTTCGGATAACGCAGCTTGGCGTCAATGACTTCCGTATAGCTCTGCAGCGTCATGGTGTCGCCAGTTTTTGCGCTGTTGGCATCCGGCGTCAGTTTGCGAAGCCGCAATGTCCAGGTGCTGCCCCCACGCGGCAGGTCAATACGGTGACTGCGCTCGTAACCCGTAGTGGTTTTTCCGGTTACAGCCGTACTGATAACAGTCTGCCACGCTCCACCATTCGTCTGCAGGTCAACCGCATAGGCAACCGAATTGCCCACCAGATCCCCGTTATCCAGCTGCTGGTAAAGTGACGGCCATTTGATGCGCAGGCGAACGGCAGACAACTGCGTGTTGGTAAACGTGCGCGTCCAGGCTTTGGCACCTGAAACTTCCGTGCCGACACTGATTTCGTTTTCAGAACCCGGCATGCCCTGAATATAGGGCTGCGCCTGGGTACCGGGACGGAAATCCCAGGCGACGCCGGAAAAGTTACGGGAGCCGTCCGGGTTTTCAATCGGGGTACCATCCAGAAAAATATTTCGCCCTGTCAGCCCACCAGCAAACTCCCCCTCGCCCAGGGCGATAAGGATTTTCGCTTTTGCTACCGACTGGAGATCATCCGGTTGTTCCGTGGGCGTGCGCTGTTTTGAGCCGCCGCCTTTGCGCCCTTTGATAAGTTCTGCCATGTTGCGCCCATAAAAAAACCGCCAGGCGGCGGTAACAGTGAGGAAATAAAAGGTGGGAGTTATTGCTGATCGTCGACGTAAATTCCGGCGGAAATAATCGCGCCGCCAATACGACGCTTTCCGTATCCAATCGGAACGGGATAACCCTGCGCGGCTGTGTTTGTCACGCCGCCGAACGCATAAGATGCCCGGTTATCGGCGTCCTGTTTGCTGGCGAGTCCGGCAGGCTGAGGTGAAAGCATTTGGACCACACCACCTAACATCATGGCTCCTCCCATCATTGCCATCTTTGAGCCAATAGCCCAACCCACACCAGTCCACCCAGCGAAATAGCCAATAACCACGCCCACCACAACCAAGACGGCCCCTAAAATTGTTTGTAAAGCACCGGCTTTTTTACTACCGATGATATGAGGAACTATTTTTATAACCTCATTTGTTACTGGGTATCCCATGTCATCTAGCCCAATATTTTTATTACCTCTGTATATCGCAAATGTTAATCCTCTTGATTTACTGCTATTAAGAAACCGCTCAAAATTATCTATTGTTTTACAAAGAGCATGTATAGCTTCAGCATTAGTACGAACTAACCTTTCATGGTATTTTCCAAACAATTTACCGAGTAGTCCATATAATTCTATGGTCACCATTCTCTCTTCGATTATAGGTGTCATATTTTTTCCTATAATAAAAAAAACCACCTTACGGTGGTTTGGCTAGATATTAGTTCATTAAAGGCATGAGCGAGCAGCGCTTCCCCAAGGATCGTTCCAGCCTTTGGATAAGGCATAGACTTTTATATCAGAACCGCCATTCGATGCTTTATCAATTTTCACTAATGATACAGCGCCCATCCACTCATCAGAAGAGGAGATTTGATACCCATCTTTAGTGGGTACACTGGTAGAGGATGCTTTTAGAGCAACCCATTTTGGAGATAAGCATTTATTCATTTCATCAGGTGATTTAGAAGAATGACCAACAAAAATTGGCGCTTCATTTTCTAAATTCGTAGTTGAACATCCGCTAATGCCAAACAAAAAAGTTATTAATAGCAAGATTTTCATATTCATTCCCTGTAGGTAATATCCAAGAGAGTAGCAGATTTTATGCTAAAAAATGAAAAAAGCCACCAAGAGGTGGCTTAACAGTATTAAAAATTTCTATTAGAATTGAGCCGCCTTGCCGCCTGTGCATTGATACTCGACGGAAACATTAGCTAAAACACATGTTCCCCATCCATCAGTCTGTGCGCAATGGGATGTTTGTCCACCAAATGCTTCTGCCCCTTCATAACCCCAAGTTTTACATTTTTGAGCCGCTAATGTAGCGGCCTGATTAATGTCAATTATAGGTTTTTCAAACTGTCCAACCGTATATCCCATGCGAACTGTACCATCGGCTTTACTTCCGCCCATAGGTATCATGTCTTTTTTTACAGAACAGCCAGCTAGTAACATAATAGTGAGCCCAGCCACGAACATCTTTTTCATGTTTTGTTTCCTTACGTTGCAATAGGAAACATCCTAACATTCATAAAATGAATCTCAACGCTGAGATATAAAGTTTTTGAGCTAAATAACACCTTTATATCTAAGAATTTTCATGGTTCGCTCCATCCAGTAACCACCGTACGGCACCCGCTGGCTGAGATGCCCGTACAGATGGTGAAGCAGCATGTTGCCTTCCAGCAATACTCCGGCGTGATTCCACTTATTCGACTGAACCTGCATAATCACCACGTCGCCCGGCTGCGGCGCACCGGTAAACTCCCGGAACCCGCATTCGTACCAGTTATCCTGGTAAAAGTTATCCGGGTACTGATCCTCCCACCAGGGATAATCCACCCGGTAATCCGCAAGCTCGATACCGTACGTCTGGCGGTAGTAACTCATCACCAGACCCCAGCAGTCGTAAACGCCCAACACAAACGGGCGCTCCAGCAGTGGAATGTCACCTCGCGGCATGATGGTCCGTAAATCACCTTCTGGCCAGCTGACGATATGCCAGGGCAGCGCCGTCACATCACACTGCGCCTTATCCAGTTCGCTCGGCTGTGTGGTGGCGTCGGGATGACTGTGCACGATCGCGGTGACCGTGCCCCACTCTTCCGCCGTGGCGTAATCCTCCGGTGAAAGGTGGAAATGTTCAGTGGGTTCAGTTGCGAGATTGCGACACGGGAAATATTTTTCCACCCTGCTTTTCTGCGCCACCACCCCGCAACACTCCCGTGGGTATTCTGATTCAGCGTGGGCAATGATGGCCTCAATGGTCTTCTTGCGCATGTCAGCTCCGGATCAAAGAAGTGCCCGGGAAGCCGCCGAACGGCAGCTCGTTACCTTCACCGAACCGCAGTTTGCAGGCGGTCAGTGTGCCGTTGCATTCATCGCGGGACGGGTCATCCACGGGATTATTGTTTTTGTCGAAATAACGCGTCCCGGCGTAATCACAGCCATCACCGGTACGGTATTTGTTACGGATACACCAGGTGCAGAGGGAGTGAAGCTGGCGTGTCGGGATCATCAGCCCCTGCAAATCCATCGGGCTGGATAACGCAAACTCTACCACCTCGTTGGTTTCAGAAGTTTTCGCGTCGATATACCAGACCTGCAGTTTTTCCTGTGTGGCATCTGCGGTCGGGTTTCCGCCGGGAAAGTTACGTGCGTCAAGGTATTGCGCCAGCGTGTCATGGATCGAGACCTTCGCCTGCAGCATATCGTCATACGCAAGGCACAGCGCCGTGATAGAACCATCAAGGTTGGCAACACGAAGGACAGGCTGCGCACTTTCGCCACCCGTCGATTTTTCTATTCCCTCAATCTCGCACGGCCAGGCCTTATATTCCAGACCCTGCCACCAGATGCTTTTTGCTGCCAGTTTTGATTCATTACCGCCGGCGGCAAGTATTTCAGCTTCAGAATGGGGAATGCTGTGACTGTGGAAGCGCATTACCTCCCCCACGCCGAATGCCGTGCCGTCGACAGAAAAAAGCCGGACTGTATCGCCCGGATCGAGTTTCTGGTAATCGCTGTTAATCATGGCGCAAAAGCCTGTTCAAAGGTTGCAGTAATTGTCATTACCGTTTTGCTCTTTATGACCTTCTGAAGGCTGTCAGCCTCAACCCGCCATAAGGCGAGCTCCCCAAATGGCGGCTTAAACGAAAAGGATTTGGTTTTATGTCGCCGTAGAAAAGCATAAATCTGCAGGCCCAGATCTGGTCGCCCGGTAAAGGAATATTCGTAGGTCAGGGTCTCGCTGTTCAGCCCTGAGCCGCTAACCTGCGTATAACCTTCGCCAAACTGAACCTTGCGGATCGTGTCGGTGCTTTTGGTTGTGGGCTGACTGGCCGACTGAATCGACCAGGGAAAAGTTTCGATAGCCATGATTTATCTGCCTCTGGTTGCGTTCCAGATCAGGCCGCCAGGACGCACTGCTTTAGCAATGCCATCATTAACAGCCTGCGTAATGACCTGCTGGTAAGCCCGCCCGAGCTGGTCTCCGGGAGGTTGCTTCGCTTCATTTTGCGGGGAGGTGACGGAAACAGGCGCATAGACGCTGACACCAAAAGGCGCGGCGACGGCTGTTGACCCACCACCGACAAGACCACCCGAAGCGTAACCCCGCATCAGGTTATAGAGATTGCCCACACCGAGACGGCTGGTTGCTTCTTTGGTAAATACGAACTCGCCCCGGTGAACAACCCCTGCAGGCTCGTATTTCCCCCCGGATCCTGTGTAACCGCCAGTGGCAAAGCCCATTGCAGTCGTGGCCGAATTCACCATTCCCACCAGCGCCTGCTTCATCAGTATTTGGGTAAGCATGGACATAATTGATCGCGTAAAATCTGACCAGCTTGCTTTACCGTTAGTGAGCATTGCTGCCATGTTTTCACTGATACCGTCAAACGCGGTAGAGGCTAATGATTCCATCTGGCCGTATGCGTCAGAAGCTGAATCAACATAGTTAGCCCATGCGGTTCGTGCCCCTGCCTGCCAGTTACCGCGTAACTCGTCCTGAGCCGCGTAAAAATTCCTGAGCGACTCCAGTTCCTGCCGGTACCCTTCGTCCGTTTCCGTGCCTCCTGCATTCTTCCAGCCCTGCAGCAGTTGTGCTTCGTCCAGACGGCGCTGTGTTTTACGGCTACTCATCCCGGCACTTTCCGTCAGTGCCCGGGTCTTTTCACTCATTTGCGTCGAATACTTCAGTGACCTGTCCTGTAGATCATTCAGCCGCTCCTGAATCAACTTTTCATCACCAAGGCGGGCGTTTATTTCCGCCTGGGCAAGAATTCTATTCTTATTGCTGAGAAGAGATTTTTCATCGGCACTCAATGCGCGGCTTTTCGCGGCGTTCTCCAGCACGGTAAACCTGGCCTGCTCTTTCCATAGGTTTTTCCGTTCCTGACTGATGCTGTCATTCAGACCGCGGTGCTGGCGCAATACCTCCAGTTGCGCCTGAAGTTCAAGTGTTTGCGCGCTGATCGAATCTGACGCTTTAACACCACCAGGCGTGGTGGTTTTGGCGGGCTTTTTAAGCGAACTTTCGTATTCCTTTTTCGCTGCGGCCATCAGGGTGTTGTAGCTTCCCTGAAGGATGCGCCCTTCCTGCAGGGCCTTGTTCAGCTCCTTCTGTTTACTGGTATATTTTTCCAGAGCAGTCTGCGACTTTTCATATGCGGCCTGCGCCTGAGCGGCATAACTAACTCTATCCCGCTCAATTTTGGCCTGAGTTTCTTTCCCCTGAGAAGCCAGAGCCTCAATATCTGCCTGCTGCTGCGCCATTTCCAAGGCAGCACGGGCACGATCAAGAACTTTTTGATACTGCGAACGCAGTGAATCAGATACACCTGAACCAGTCGCGTTTTTATCGAAGTTGGCCTGGGCAATATCAAACTGCTGCTGCGCCTTTTTCAGCAGTTCAGCACCGGTATCAGGGCGACCGATATCAAGGATTTTGTCCCACATCGACTTAAAGGCGTCGCCGACTGTGTTTGCCGCACGCTCCAGCGTGCCCATATTGCCTTCAATGGCACTGGTCTGCCGTTCAAAACCTTCAGTCGCCGCGTCGTTTGCAGCTTTCAGTGCGCCTGCAGCATCGCCGGAGCGCTGGAGCTGTGCCACATGCTCAATCTGTTCAGCCGTCACGTTATGAAACTGCTGCGCCATGGCAATCAGGCCGGATGTGGGATCGCTGGTCAGTTTTCCGAACGCCCTGGCCACATCCTCAATCTCGAGACCGCTTTTGTCCGCGAACTCAGTAATGCTCACTGAAAGACGCTCGAAATTAGCGCCTGCAGCAACACCAGCATTTACCAGAGCCGTTAACGTCCCGGCGGCAGCCGAGAAGGTAATCCCGGCGCTGGCGGCGGCTTTACTCACCATCAGCATTCTTTCGGCAGTCAGGCCAGCAGTATTGCCGGAAAGCACCAGTGTTTTATTGAAATCGGAGAGCTGTGAATTACTGCGGTACCAGGAATACAGCATCAGCCCGGCTGTAACCGCAACAGCAGCCAGCGCCACATTAAACGGCGTGATAAATCCGCGTGCTCTGCCAAGATTCTCTGCAGCATCGGAGGCGTTATTAAAACTCTCCGCAAGTTCACCCGCGCTGTCGCTCGCTTCATCCGTGGATTTCTGCACATCACCACTAAAGCCGAAGAGCGCATCGCGCAGCGCCTGAAACATTGGCCCAAAGCCGCCGAAACTGTCTTTCACCTGACCGCCCTGCTGAAGCAGGATCAGGAACGGAGACTGGCCACCGGCCAGCTGCGTGGCAATATCGGTAAACTGAGCTGGCAGCATTCGTACAGCATTACTGTATGCTCCCACTGACATACCTGCGCGCCGTGCTGCGGCTTCCTGCCGGTTAAACGCCCGATCCACCTGGTCGGCGGCAGCGGTTGCAGCCTTACCCAGTTCGCTGAGTTTCTTTCCGCTGTAAGCCAGTTGCTCATTAAATTTTGGCGAATTCAGATCGAGATTAACGATCAGGTCACCCACCGGCTGGGCCATAGCGCACTCCTCCTAGACTTTCAGCAACAGACATCATGGTGTTGTCATCCTGTTCGGTAACCAAATCAGGGGGATTAAGAAGACTGAAGCTGGCGGGAGTCAGCTCCGTGTCCTTACACATGAGGGAAATAATAAGATGGCTCAGGCGGGAAAAATGAACATCCTGCAGATCGTTTTCGAAATACTGTTCGCGGTAGAAACGCCCCCACTCAGCCAGTTCTGAAGATGACATGCCGGCAAGCATCTGGCGCCAGTCCGGGCGTCGAAATTCCCTCGCCAGCTTCATGATAAAATTCAGCTCGCCGGCGAGGACTTTTCCGCATCAGGCGCTTCAGCTTCTTCCTGTACCCCGGCATTTTCTGGCGACTCCTCCGGCAACATATCTGACAGCATTTTCACGAACCGATCGGCGGCACCGATCATGTTGATCGGCCAGCCGGACAGAATGTCCTGATGCAGTTTTTCAACATCGCCTTTAGCGGGGTCGGCCTGCCAGAGCGACATTGCAACAAGTCGGGCGCCGAGGCGAATATTTTGCTCCACTAGAAGTGGGTAAAGCGTTTTCTCGTCAGCATCTTCCGGCAGTTCTTTTTCTGCACTGGCAATAAACTGCAGGTGCTCAATACGCTGTAAAGCAGACAGCTCAAACAGGGTAATTTCCTGATCAGCATACTTAAACAGGCCAGACTTCAGGTACTTTGACATATTGACTCCGTAAAAGGGGCTTGCGCCCCATGGTTCAGGAAACGGTGACTTTACAGATTGCAATGAACTGGCCGTCACTGGTCATCACCACGATGTCCGCCTGGCCCGCGGCCACGCCCTTAACGGTCAGGACATTGCCAGCCACAGTTACAGTCGCTTTCGCACGGTCGGAGGACGAAGCCAGGAAAGTTTTATCGGTCGCACCAGCCGGGTTAACCGTGACATTCAGTGAATCGGAAGCATTTACCGCCAGCGCAAGCGTGGTTTTGCTCAGCGTCACGCCGGCCACCAAAGTAACGGGGGTTCGGGTTTCTTCCGCCAGGCTTGGCTTGCCGTTGTTACTGATCTTCACGCTGCGGGTAATCACTTCTTTTGCCGGAATGGTTTTACCCAGGCTGCTGATCCAGCCCTTAAACACATCAACCGTACCGTTGGGGAATTTAATTTTGTAGGCGCGCACATCACCTGCATAGAACCAGTCAACCAGCCCCTGCTGCCCGGACTCACCCGGCTTCCAGGCCAGCACAAAGCTGGTTTCGCCAGCGGACTTTTCACCCTGTGCGGTGTTCGTCCAGTCTGCGTTGGGATCGTCAAGATAAGTATCGTCATAAGACTCCGCCGTCAGTTCCCCCGGCGTCAGTTCTTTAACCTTTGCCGTGCGCGTCCAGTCCGTGTCAGAAAGTGGGTTTGCATAGGGATCGCCGGAACCGGTGTACACCCAGAACGTGGTGCCTGCGCCTTTGACGGGTTCAAGAGGGTTTGGTGTTGGCATAATTTCCTCACATCACATAAGAGATAGAATATTGCAGGTCCGCCGAGCCCCACGTCGCCATTTCGTCATCGCGCTGGTAGTCGTAGCCCCGGGCAGACATGGTTTCGAGAACGCCGGAAAGCGTGGGAATGCTGGCCATGACCGGATAAATGTTGTTTTCCATCCATTCATCCAGTGCCGAATCGGTGTCATCCCCTTTCAGAAATACTTCGATATGCAGCGTCGCTCGCCACATATCTTCGTCAACGGATTCGCCGGAAGACTCTGCATCGGTGAGATAAACAGCGACCGCCGGCAGATCCTGCGCGTCCAGTACGGACGGACGTCCATCAAACCAGGTCACCGCCTGAGCATTACCGGCTTTCAGGGCGTCAAGCACAGCTTTACGAATCAAAGGGTGTTTCATTTGGTGACTATCAGCCTCAGTTGGTTGCGAAGCGCGGCGGCCATTTCTTTAGCCAAATCGGTTTCGGTCAGCCGCTTACTTTCTTCCTTAAACGCCGTGGTTAAGGGTACTGCCAGCGGGATACTGACCACCTCAACCGGATATCGCGCCCTGGTGGTGCGGCGAAGCACATGCCAGCGCCCGTTTTTCAGTTGCTGAATGAAACCGCCGGGAAAAGAAAACTTACCGATACGCAGCACACTGCCGGCACCGGATACGTCACGCCTGCGGCGGGAAAGCCTGACGCTGGCGACGCCCAGTTTGATGGCGGGAAGATTTCCGCGGTTAACCCGGATGGTAGCCATCGGTTTACGGATGGTGGCTTTCTTCAGGCGGGCACGCTGGTTAACCAGCTTCCTGGGTACTTTCGTCTGTCCCGCAATGCGCCGGGTGCTGTGGCTGACAGCCCGCACGGCCACGCGGTTAACAGCCTGAGAGGATGCGCGCGGTACCGCGGTTTTACTGATACTTTCAAGATTGGCGATAGCCTGCTCCAGTCCTTTGATGGACATGCTGCCCCCTTATTCAATCCAGATTTGCGGCTTTCCGTTGAACGTTTGCTGACGGGTAATTTTGTACGTCTCACCCTTCCAGATGACGACATCATGCCGGCGCGGTTTCAGTGACTCCGAAAACACAACGAGGGACAGACCTTCACCGGCTACCGGCCCCATTTCAGCCACGAACTGGCTTTCTATGGCGTCATACCCCGTGCCATTAATCAGCACACGCTCTCCCATCTGCCGGACAGTGGCGGCGTCCATGCGCGCCACCATTTGCCGGAAGCGGTTAGCCATTCAGCCTTACCGCGACTGAAGTGGTATTCGCGCCGGCAGCTTCCCAGGCTTTGCCGACTGGTACCGCTCCGGTCGCATCCAGCTGGATTTTTCCGCCTTTGATATATACCGCCTTACCCTGGGCGATATCATCTGCGGCCAGCTTGGGCAGGATCACGACACCGGTCGTGCGCCCGTCGCCGGTTTCACCGGGTGCGATATCAACGATTGCCACTGCGACAACGTCACTGATTACAACGGGCGCGCCACTGAGGATTGCGGAAGCGCCACTGTTAGTGATGGCGATGGTATTGCCATCCTGAAGATAATTTTTCATGCAAGTCTCCACGGCCCCTTGCGGAGCCGATTTTCAGACATAAAAAAAGCCCTGACGGGCCACGGGAACTACAGGGGTGAGATTATTTCCCGGAGGATTTGACCAGACCGCGGTAATCGAGCGGCGCCACACCCGCGTCAATACGCACCTTGGTGGCCACACCGTCTGTCGTGAAACCCTCCTGCTGATCGATGTACGGCGTATCGACGCCGTTCAGGTAGGCAACCTCAATGGTGTCGCTGCCTTTTCTGGCGGCCAGGTACCACGCTGCCGGGTCAGCATCATCAAGACGGGGCTCAGAAATGATTTCTGCAAAGTTCCGGATCGGGTTTTCGATACCGGCGTTGACGTCGGCGCCCTTAACGCTGGCAGACTTAATGGTCTGGCTGGCTAAAGTTTCAAGTACCGTCGGTACCAGAACGTAAGCCGGGCGAATGTTAAGCGAGCGTTCCCCTTCTTTCTGTACACGCATCAGCTGGCGCGCTTTATCAAGGCTGGTGACATCGATAGCGCCGGTTGAGAGGTTTTTGTGATCGGCACTGAACAGTGCCTTACCGTCTGACAGTTTCGGGTTTTCAATCAGTACCGCATAGACCAGATCGCCGATGGTGGCCTTCGCCGCACGCCCCATTTTGGTAGGGACGTCAGTCAGCTGGTTCAAATCATCATTGATGATGGCCTGGCGGGTAATGGAGAAAATTTCACCGTAAGTCGCCAGTGCAATGGTTTCGCCTTTATCGCTTGTGGTGACGTATTTATACTCCGCCCCTTCACGTACCTGACGCAGTGACGGGAAGCCACCCATACCAACACGATGCGCGGTCTTGAAGTCGCTCAGGCTGCCTTTCTTGGTCCACAGCTCAAAGGTTTCTTCGGCTTCTTCCCAGCCCTGCAGCAGTGCTTTATTGGCAACGTCCAGCAGGATATTACCGAAGTCAGAGGTGCTGTGCGTCAGCGCGAAGCCGACCATCTGCATCGGGTTGTAACTTGCCACGCCGATACCGCGTTCTGTCAGGGACATGCGCGCATACTCACGCAGGGTCATGCCGTTATAGACGTTATCGCGTACCACCTCTTCATAGCCGGCCCGCGCCATCAGCGCCTGACGGATTCCATCGCCCACGATATTCCCGTTATCCGCATAGATATGCGTGGTGCTGGTTTTGTTGGAAGGGGTCGCTGTCTTGCCGAGTTCAGCCAGCAGCTTGTCCTTGGCCTGCTCAACGGTGCAGTCCAGATCGGCAATACACTGTGCCTGCAGGTCCTGGTGGCGGTTGCCGAACATGGCGAACAGATCATTAATGCCGTTGAGCCGTTCACGCTGTTCTGCAATCACCTGGGCGCGGATGGTGTCGGCGTTTACCGGATTCTGTGGTGCATCCGGCGTCGCGGGGTTTTGCGGATCACGGGTGGCGGTGTTGCGCGGCGGGGTGACCATATTACGAATGCTTTTTGGCATCTTCTCAAATTCCTCAATACGTTTTGAATGGATACAGGCCATCGCCTGCAGTGACGGGGTCACCTGGTCGGCAAAACCCTGAGCCAGGCACTCTTCGCCGGTAAGCCAGGTTTCGTCTTCCAGCATGGCGGCAATCTCATCATGAGATTTGCCTGTTTTGGCCGCGTAGGCCGGGATAAGAACACTTTCGACTTTGTCGAGCAGGTCGGCATAGTCGCGCATGTCATCTGCATCGCCGCCCGCGAAACCCCATGGCTTATGGATCATGAGCATCGTGTTTTCCGGCATAATGACCGGGTTTCCGACCATGGCGATGACCGAGGCCATTGACGCAGCCAGGCCATCGATATAAACGGTGATGGCGGCGCCGTGGAACTTCAGGGCATTAAAAATGGCGATGCCGTCGAAGACATCGCCACCCGGCGAATTGATATGCAGTTTGATATGGGTGATATCACCCAGGGCTTTCAGGTTGGCCACAAACTGTTTTGCCGTTACCCCCCAGTAGCCAATTTCATCGTAGATGTAGATCTCGGCCTCGCTGTCGGCGCTGGCCTGCATACGGAACCAGCTATTTTTTACGCTGGCTTTCGGGCGGTTCATTACCCGGTTTCGTTTCCTGGACACTGGTGTCTCCTTTATCATTTGCCGGGTCTGTGTCGAACACCAGCCCCTGTTTGCGGTTTTCATCCACTTCTGCCTTGCGGCGGCGTTTTACGTCATCCGGATTGGCACCGCGTGCGCGCACCCATTCGCTTTCCGTGGCCGCGCCACCGCGTAACAGCAGCTTCCACGCGGTCGCCTCTTTCACCGGGTCAATCCACGGCATGACCGGCCCCGAATACACCGCGTTGTAAAGCGATGCCTTATCCATACCGCGTGGCAGCTGGATTTCTCCCGAGGCGACAGCCATCTTCAGCCATGCGCGGTACATCGGGCGGGTGATCGCAGCAATAAAGGCATCCTGGAGAATGAGGTAACCTTCAGTGGACTCCACCAGCTCCTGGCGCTGGGCGCTGTAGGTACCGTCATAATTCCGGGCAATGCTGGAGAAGCTGCCGCGGGAACCCGCAGCAACCGCACGCAGCTGGCCGTTGCGGAAGGTTTCGAGGTTGGGATTGGGTCGGTCGGATTTGATCATCCCGATATCTTCACCGGGACGCAGATCGTCAAACAACATGCCGGGTTCGATATTAAGCTCGCGTGACCCGCTGTCAGCATCGTCAGGATAGGACTGGCCGTCCCCTTTTTTGATGAACATGCCCAGCGCGGCAGCGATACGCGCTGCGGTCAGTTCGGCGTCCTCATATTCCTTCAGTGCAGACAGGCGCATCATCACACCCGCCAGTAGTGAGTTACCGCGTAACTGGTGCAGGCGGCGCATGAACTTCAGATGCAGCATGTTTTCAGCGACGATATCTTTGGTTTCGCCCAGCATCATCCCTTCAGCGGGCATGTTGCGGTACACCAGATATTTCACCGGACGCCCCCAGTCGTTCAGATAGATGCCCTGGCTGAGTTTCTGGCTGGGATCGGTTTTTTCCAGCGGGACAAAATCCGGCTCCAGCGCCTCGAGCCAGAACGGGATGCCTGCCACCGGTGACAGGCCGTTTCCTGTACCGCTTACCAGCTGGGCAAAGACTTCACCATCACGCAGCCAGGTTCGCGCCATCAGGCGCTCAAGCACAGGCCGCGTAAACTGCCCGGTTACATCAGGGGACACCGACCACTCAGACCACTTTGCGCGAATCTGGGTGGCCAGCCCGTCAGCCAGCTGACCGTTTGCCAGCAGCGGTTGGGGCTCCACAATGATGCCCTTTGCGCCGACAATGCGTTCCTCCAGCTTGTCGAGCACACCAATCACCAGATCGTGATTGCAGTCCAGCCAGCGCGCCTGCTCGCGCAGGGAGCGACCACCGAACTGGGTTAACTGGTTGGCGGTGCGGTTTTCGCGGCGGGCGCGGTGAGTACGCGTCGGCATTACCGCTTCATATGCCTGGATCACCATCCGGGAACGCAGCCGCGCTGCTTTCCATCCCGGTGAGAGCAGGCCAATTGCATTATCCAGCAGGCTCATCGCGGAAACCTCGCCAGTTTAAATCCACCGGAACCGCGTCCCGCTGCAGCGGCAGTTGCCGATGCCAGTTTTCGCTCCCACTCCTGGCGGCCTTTACGGATTTCACTAAGGTTTTCCATGGTCATCTGCTGGCCATTAAAGGTGATGGATTTCCCCTGCAGCACGGTTAGCTCCGCCTCGGTGTAGCGGTCGACCATATTCTGGATATCGTTAAGCGTCACACCCAGCCTCCTGATGTTGATGGTGCCCAAACCGAGTCACGGGATGGTGACTTAGCCTTCTGCTGAGATACTGCCGGTACCGGCTTAGTAACAGCCTCCAAAGCTGTCGGGCCATCTGCCATTTCAGCCACAACCCAGGAGTCGCGGCGCGCCCATTCCGGCGCATCAGGCCATTTAATCTTTTCGTAACCATGCAGAATGACCAGCGCATGTGCATACACCATAAGGTCAAACGCCTCATTAGCGCCCTTACCGGGCTTCGTCCATTTACCATCAGGGGAACGCTCCTCATAGGTCAGTTCGTCGTAGAACCACTCCCCCAGCCAGTCGGGGAAATGAACATAGTTCGGCCCGGGAACATCACGCCACAGGGCGTTGTTGATCCGGTCCTTCAGTGCATTGGTTTGCAGAAGATAAAGAGGAACATCACCTGCCGCCTTTGCGCGGCGAGAGGAGCGCCCGGTGTTATCGGGATACGTTCTGGTGATGAGTTTTGCACGGGCCTGACTGTCACCCTTAAACAGCCAGACCCGGCGTTGTAGTCCATCCCGGCGACAGCGCCGCCAGAATTCATAAGCGTTATCCGTAACCCCGTCCTCACCGCCGGAGTCCACCGCCATCGCCATCAGGCCCATGCGCATTCCGGGCTCGCCTTCGATCGCCCAGGTTTTCTCCAGCACATCCGTGCGCAGCAGTTCCCAGTCCTCCGGGTAGCTTGCCGGATCGATGTGAAAACTTTCGCCGTCGGCGTTCGTACGCAGGGACTGAAGGATGTTATAGCGGTCAACTATCCACCGCTCACCCTGTGCGCCATAACCCACGACCTGAACAACAAACCGGCGGTTACGTCCGCCCTGCACATCAACCGTGGCCACAAGAAACTGAACACCGGCAGGCACCCGGCGTTTTTCCACTGGCTCGGCGCGTTGTTGCAGCGCTTCACCCTTACGCTGGTTAAGGCCGGATCGCGGAAGGTAAGGAAGTCCCCAGTCGGTATTGATAACCGTCTTGAGTGTTTCTTCGCTGCCCGTAACTTCGTAGTCCTGCTCAGCCGTCAAGAGCTTGTAAACCAGTTGTGCCCAGGTCTGATATGCCGCGGCAGGCCCCTCCATCCAGAACGAGGCGATTCGGGAACGCCGCGCCTCGCCGGTGATACTACCTTCGCGATCAATTTGCTGCCCTTCGCGCAGCCAGACCCCTTTCAGGTTGAGCGTACGCTTCATATCTGCGGTGATTTTCCCGTTGCATGACGGGCAGCAGATATGCGCGGCCTCGCTGGCTTTAACGGTGTCACTGATTTCGCGGTAGCCAGTCATGGCATGCATTTCCGGCTGGAAATATTCGCCGCAATGCGGGCACGGCCAGTACCAGCGGCGTCGATCGCCGCGGTTATAGAGCGCCAGAACGCCTGTAGTCGGCGGCGCTTCATGGGGCGACGTGCGCCGCCATTTGGTATCAATGATGTCGCGCCCGGGTGAGCTTTCCACAAGCGTCATACCCGAGGACATAAAGGTGGTGGTACGTTTTGACGCCAGCGAAAAGGCATCACCTTCCCCGTCGATATCCTCGGGGAAACGATCATAATCAGTCAGCGCAACGCACTTATAATCCGAGGAGGACATGATGTTCACTGACGGCCAGCCAATCTTCAGGTAGTTGCCTGCCCGGAATGTGCGATCGTGAACGTTATTATCGTTACGTCTTGGACTGAGCCGGCTCTTTACCTCAGGGCTACAGCGAAAGGTACGGTCAAGACGCTTTTTCGAGTGTTCGCGCGCCTTCTCTTCCGTCATCTGTATGATCAACATATCGGAGGGGTCACAAACCACGTTGTAAACCACCCACCCGTCAATCAGGCCAATAGTTTTCCCGGTTCGTGCCGGGCCAACAAACACGACGGCATCATATTCACGCGATGCCAGGCAGTTCATTGGCTCTATAACGTAGGGTGCAAGGTTCGGGTCCCACGGGACCGAGTTTCCCGCCCCCATAGGAACACGCATATATTTACTGACCGCCTCGGCCACCAGCATGCGTCGCGGGGCACGAAGAATACCAGGCATATCCCTGCGGATACCCCTTGCGGATGCCCGCTTCGCCATCAGTCCTCCTCAGGCTGGTCCTCCTCCGGTTCGGCGTCCAGAACCCGCTGGGCTATCTGGTCGCGTAAATCATCAATAACACTTTGCACGCGGGCAACTGCTGCGGGCGATAAGGCGCAGTCACGCTCCAGAATATCGGGTAACGTTTCCAGAACCTGAACCACAGCTTTTGACATGACAGCAAATTCCCGGGCAACCTCCTCCGCCGGAATGAGTTGCCCCGTTTCCTGCTCGAATTTGATTCGCTCGTTTTCGGCTTTCCAGTGTGCCAGCCGATCTGAAGGAGGCATTTCATCAGTGCTTGCGGAAACGGTAGGTACCATCAGTTCGGTCAGAACATCGGTAACCAGGTAGAGTTTGAGTTTGCTGTTACTGCCAGGGGCTGGCTCGACGTTTTTAAGCCTGGCGGCTACCGTCTGGCGATGCACATTAGTGATCCCGGCGAGCTGGTTGATGTTGAGCTTCAGGGAAGCGATTTCCTGGTCCATGATGGTGAGCACTTTTTAAACGTTTCGACATCTTTGCAAATCGCCCCAGCGAAAAATCAGCAACTTGCGCACATGATGATGATGACCATAGATCTCAAAAACCAGCCGTTTTCCGCGTGCCCGCCGCCTCGTGGCTTAGCCCCCCTCCGGGAGGACCCATCAAATGATAATGATTGTCATTATTGTTGAGCAGGCTCGCCGCCACAGTTGGTGGAGTTTGAGCGTAGTGAACGAAACCACATAAAAAGACTGAAAATTTCATATTTAGATATCAGTTTGACTCAATGTATATTGAGTTGACTTTATCCACTGAGGATTTCGAAATGGCTTCACTTGCAATGCAGATTGCATCCACACTGTTTGGCTTTACAGGCACGATTCTGATGTTTTTCAATAGCTACGCATTAATACCATACGAGTCAGCTATGTTTGGAAGTGATGAAATTATTGAACACGACAAAGAGGTTGAGAAAAAAAATAAACGGATGTTAAGAAATCAAAAAATAGGGATCGGCTTACTTTCGATCAGCTTCTTTCTCCAGTTAATTTCATATTTCCTTTAGTTATCAATTTATACATTGTTGCCTGATGTAGTCTTGCAAATAACCAACCTGCTTCGTTACAGTTTCGATTCGTTCTCTGAGGGTGAAATAATCCCGTTGAGCGGAGTCTGTAAGTCGGGGGGAGGAAGCATCGCCCAGGCTGCCGGTGCCGGCCTGTCCATCCGTGGGGCATCTTGCGTTGACTTGCAACCGCTTACGGCCAGCAGCGACATCACGCTCAAGCTGATTAATATTTTCCCGGGCATCATCCAGTTCCTTCGTATATTTCGCATCGAGTGCCGCGACGTCACGCTGCCGCACCTGCATGTCGTTAATGGTGGCGTTCGCCAGACTGAGGGCCTGTGTTTTCTCGTCGCGCTGCTTTTTGTATTCAGTGGCGTTATCCCGGTACCGGTTGACCAGAAAGGCCAGTACGACAAGCAACACCAGCACCACCAGCGGAAACCAGTACTTCTTCAGCAGCGCCTGGATCATAACAATGCCGCCCGCGCACGGTTGTAACGTTGCCTGCGGTCTTCAATGCCGTTCTGCCCGCCATTAATAATCTGCGTGACGCGCACCAGGTCGCCGGAGTAAAGCAGGCATCCGCTGGTGGCAAAGAACCATGCCGCCGAACGCGCCGCGTTACGCTCCTGCTCCAGTTGCTCCGGGCTGGTGACCAGATCGAGTTTCAGCGCGGCGCCGCAGCGTCGGTAATTATCCAGCCCGGTGATCTGAATCAGGCCGCGACCGCGATATTTCCACCCGTCACCCGGGGCTTTGTTGCCAAGGCGTTTGCTGTACACAAGATTTGCGATGGCACGCTGGCGCTCCAGCGGTAACACCTTTTCATACGAGCGACGACCCAGCGCATTAGCCTGGTCCTGAGTAAGTCGACCAGCGCGAACGAAATCAGCCAGGCCTGCCACGCTGTAATTCATGCTCTCCACCAGCCGGGTGAAGCCAACGGATTCATGCCCGGTCTGCGCAATAAACATCGCCTGGTCAGTCGGTGCAGTGATACCGAATTCTTTCATGGCGGCATCAATGTGTGGAAACCAGCGCGCAGCTAATCCGGCGCCTATACCAGCCGCCTGCTGAAATTGTGATTGGTTCATTCCGGCCTCAGTACATGGAAGATTCGCGCGACGTTGCCCCGGGCGCGGAACACGGCAGCGCAGATGATTAAGTTGATGGCGACAGTTGCCCAGTGGGTATGCAGGTAGGAGTCAAACAGATACCGGAACGGCACCGATGCATACGCCAGGATAATCAGATAGGCCAGCCATGACGCCCACGGGTTATGTCGCCCGCCAGGCTTACGGAACATCATCAGGCGCAGAACGATCGCGGCGCAGGCTACCACGTTCGTCACCACCAGCGGATCGTTAGTTACCATTGGTTCCCCCTCTCCAGCGTGCGAGCAGCTTTAGCGGGTCCTGTTCACTGAAAAACGTCAGCGTCTTGATTGCCACGGCAGACAAAATCACAGCGCCGAGCGCGTCCAGTGGCTTGTCTGCATAGCCCGTCATTTTTGCCAGCCACGAACCCACCAGCCCGGAGCCATAGACGCCAGCAAAATAAGACACAACGAAATACGCGGAACGGCGAAAAATCGTCAGGTCGGCAGCGGTGGCCACGTAGAAAACAGCCCCGGCAAACGCGCCGAACACCACGCCGTAATCTGTGCCAGTAAGCAGTCCATAAATGCTGGCACCGGTCAGCGCGCTACCGGCGGCTACGGTACCGGAAAAAGGTTCGGACATTGCGCCCCCTCGTTAGTGGTGAGTCCTCTCAGGAATGAGGGGAAATAAAAAAGGCCGCCTTGAGGCAGCCTTTGTTGAAATTTAATTATCTAATAAAACGATTTTTCTAATTATCAGGCCTAATTATTAGCCCAGTCAGATATCATCTCATCTAACTCTTCAAGTGATTCGGGGCGTCGTAGCCTGTAGTAGTCAGAATGGTCATCGTCCTGAGTGAAGATGACAGCGAAGGGATTTAACTTATCCGCAAACACGACATACGTATCATAGAATTCAGGTTCTACCCCTGGAGGAAGATCTTTAATATGTCGGGATTCGTCCCAATCCACATGCACTACCCTCAATTCTACTCCCCGTCGTTCTAAGAGTTTACATGGCTCCAGATTTACTGAGAAATCCGTTTTGAACTCATCTAATTCTTCTTCTGTGAAGGTCTGAGTTCGTCGTCTCTCAAAGATATCCGACATACTTTTTATCCTTATGCTGTGCTGGTAAAACTACAACATAAGAAGATTAAGTAACCTAATCAAGCAACAAGTGCCAAGCCTTAACCCATACTTGACGTAGTTTCATAGATACCCGCATCAGTAAGTGCACCACCAGCTAATTCTGTGCCGGAAATCGGATCGGACATTTGGCCCCCTGCAGTCAGTTCTCTGGGGATCAGGGGAAATAAAAAAGGCCCACCGAAGTGAGCCTTAATGCGGATATCGTGACGCAGTTACTTCAGAGCCGAGCCCTGTTGGGAATGAGCATGAGTCTTTTGCGCCGGATCTACAGACAAAAAAAGACCTGCTCGGACGAACAGGTCATATCAGGAAGAATATTTCTCGACGGTGCCGGGTGCCTCCCGGTGAAACGCTGACTGGATGCAGCGCTTCGCATGCTGAAACAATTACAGGATATCCAGTAATGCCCCTCCGCTCAGGGGGATTCGCCATCATTTTTTCATTTTTATGACTGTCAAAGAATGCTCTTTAATCGTAGTGCCCGCATTAATGATTTCAACTCTCATGGTTCACATTTAGTCACTCTGCAGACATGATCACAAATCCTCAAGCGGCCCTTTTCGCATCAGTTCTGCAGTCTTGGCCGCTTTAGCCAGAAACTGATTAACAAGCACCTGCGGGTGCCTTTTCTTTTTTTAGCCTTGGTTAAATGGGATCTGAAAGTGTAAGCGTTGTGTCTTTGTGACCACTCTTATCACATTACCGAATCTTTTGCGTACGCGTGAGCAAAAATTTAATGACATCATATAAAAATAAGAGTAAGAAAAAGGAGCGGCAAGGAGACATTCTGGTATACTGTACGCATATACAGTAAGAAAAGGGATTACTATGAATAAGATAGCCAGAATTCTTCTCACCGCCAGCTCAATCGCACCAGTGGGTATCACTCTTTTCTTTATTGGATTTATTAAATCTAAAGATTGGCTAATGTGGTCATCACTTGCTTTATGTAGTATAAGCTTTTTATTGCTAGTCTTTTTCTTATCTTATGGAATAAAAAACGTTACACCTTTACATAAAAATATAGATTCGATAACCCCCGCCAATAAAGAAGTAACTAATTACTTTCTGAGTTATTTATTTCCTCTATTAGGAACTGACTCTATAGCGGAGAAATGGCAATACACTGTATTTTTTTATGCTTCATTAATTATCTATGTGAGTTTTTCGGAAAATTACAATTTTAACCCATTACTGTCTGTGCTTGGTTACAAGTTTTATGAAGCAGAAGACGATACTGGTGTAGGATTTGTTTTAATCTCTAAAGAGGTTATAACAGACGTTCAGGGAAGAGTTTTTGAAGTAATTCAGCTTACCGATTATACGTTCATACACGTAATAAGGAGATAAAATGCCATTGTTTGCAGTAATGAATAACACGTCTGCCATTAGAGTTTATCGTATTGAAACGGACAAAAATACTGATGTAAAAATAAAAGCTTCATTTCAAAAACAATTGACCGACTTTGAGACTGACCACTATAAGATTCTTTCGTTTGAAGCTGGTTATAAACCTGACTCTAACGAATGTCAAAAAATAAGCAACTTTGATGATGCAGACCTTTTGATTGATGCTGTCAATAGAAGCACAGCTATTCCTAAATGGGATAAGTCGGTAGGACTAGATTCTGTTTCAGCTCTGTTCATGGCTCCGGACTTTCCACAAAACCCTACAAAAATTGCTGTTCAAAACTTCAGTAAAAAGCAAATATTGTCAGCTGCGAAATATTTATGGTTAAGCAATAATGTATTCAGCATGTCTGATGCGCTAGGTTTTAATCTAGATGATAAATTAGTTGCGGTTGTAAACACTAAAGAGATAAAGTTTAGAAGCTTCACGAATCTCCGAAGTATTTTTAACATGAACAAGTACTTTGCGCTGGCAACTAAAACAGATTTAAATAATTTCACCCTAGAACCGGCCTTTGATGTTCCACAAGGTTTTGACTTAGACGCTGTAGCTGATAATGTCATCAGAAAAAAAGTCGCACTCATCAATAAAAACGGAATCCTTAATCAACTCACTGTCCCACAAATTGCAGCAGCAGCTCAAAAATTAAGTTTTCAGCTTAATACTTCTGGTTCAGGTGCGGCTATGAAAATTCTGATGCCTGTCGATAAGAAATCCATCAAGGAATTACTTGATTTCTTAGATGAGGATTATTTTAACTCTGAGCTCACACAAGTTAGATATCGCTCTAACTCCAAAAGAAAAGCCTAAAAAAGGCCCATATGGGCCTTCAGAAAATATTTAATTTTTTATCTATCATTGCTAAGCAACCGTCAATGAATCCTTCAGCAGTCTGTAAATGCTTTCTTATTGTACCATCGGAACATTTTCTCTTTTTCGCAATGGCGCGCAATGAAATGCCAATTACAAAGTGTGCGATAACGAGTTCATATTCTTCGGGCTTGTACTTTCTGAGTTGAGCCACACAACCATCAATCATAATCCCTTCATCGTCATCACATTGAGGACGTAACTTCTTTCCATATGGAAGTAATCCTTTAAAACCGGCAGCAATGGGTTGCCAGTCCACTCCGCTATTGTCTGATGCCGCCCATGCTCCCCAACGTTCCATCAATTCGTACATATCGCGCATAAATCTCTCCACTAATTACGCCAGCGCGCCAATGGCAAGCGCCCGGTCTAATATCTTCAGCAGCAGCTCCGGCTGCGTGCCGTATTTGGCTTCAAAAGCCCCTACATCTGCATGAAGTTCATCGTGGTGCGTTCTGCACAAAGGCAACACGAATAGGTCATGGGCTTTTGTTCCCATCCCGCCCTGGCCGTATCCGATCAGGTGGTGAGGATCGTCTGCTGTTTTGCCGCAACACGCGCACGGCTGCGACTTTACCCAGCGGGTGTACTTCTCGTTCTGCCAGCGGCGGCGCTTCGGTCGCAACATGAATGACTCCGGTGTCTCAGGGTCAACCTTCAGCGCCAGCACCTGCTTTACTGCTTCCTCCACCATGCTGGTGGCCGGTACCGACGGCATGATGTCCGATTCACGGGTTACCGACTGGATAACCTGCGGCGGCATGCGCATCGCCTGGCGCGCGACTGATTCGGGGATCACATGCGCCAGTTTATTGAGCGTCAGCCACCAGCACAGCTCCGGCAGGGTCAAAGCGTGGGAATCATCGAACCCCAGCCCGCGCCGGACCACCGACAATACCCAGGCTACCAGGTTTGCCCGCGCAATGCCCGCCAGTTCGTCAGTAAAATGCTCACGCACTTTGTTGTCGCAGGACCAGCACAGCCGCAGGGCGCCGGGCTCATGCCGCATAGTCACCAGTTCGTGGTGGTGATAGTTGGCGTGGGGGTACTGGCATCCGTCATCACGCAGCAGCCAGGTTTCCAAGCTCGCCAGTCCACCAGCACGCAGTATTACTTCGGGGTGTTCGAATACAGGCACCATAACCGGATCTTCAACCAGTGGCTGGTGCGCCGCTGGTATTTCACCTGTCGGCAGGTCGGCCAGTCGATCCGGTTCGTTCTCCAGCAGGATGCGACCGCGGCAGAAATGCGGCAGCAGTTCTGGACCGGGCCGGAAAGCCACCAGCCCGAACTCTTTAACGATCACAGGAGTTAACAGTGCTCTCACGCTGCATTCCCTTTCGCCATATGTTCCGCCCACAATCCGCCGATCCACTTAACCCCCTTCGCAGTAAAGCGCGCCTGGCTGAATGCATGGTTGGAAATGGTCGACGTCCCGGTTTTCACTTCAAATCTCCCGGCGGCGATATGCTGGTGACGCGGGGTAAGCGCCCCGCCCAGGCGATACATGATGTCGTTATCAATCAGGAACAGGCGGAACTCAGGCTCTTTGGCTTTAAGCAGCTTCGCCACCTGGCGGAACGAAAGCGAGCCGCTGGCGGTACAGTACCGATCCACAAATTCCACTTTCGGCGCGGCAGCGGCTAGTTCAAGCTTCAGTTGCTCTTTTTGCTCAGCGAGATCGGCAGCAAGGCGCAATGCTTCCGGCAACGACTGGGGAACGCTAACCTGTTGCCCGTTCTCCAGTTCAAGCCAGCGGTCAATAATGCGCTTACGCAGCACCACGTTGTATCCAGATACCAGGGTCAGGCATAAATCTTTAGGCAAGTGGAAACACGGATAGCTTCTTCCGTACTCGTCCCGGTAATCTCCCCAAATCTGGGGAGATTGAATATTGAGCTGTTCCAACATTACTTTTATGTCACGACAAACGTGGTCATGCCGCTTATCGCACAGTCCGGCAATTTCGAGACTACTCATCGCAGGAAAGCCTGGATCGTTTTTAACGTTGGTTAACTGATTCATACTGTTCTCCACTGTTAATGATTAATTACGGGACTGCACTCCCGTTTCGTCTGCATAATTTGATGCTACTGCGGATTTACATAACGTTGTCGTAACTCTGTATATGCATACACTACTTTAACTGACTGATCGTGATTTCTACTTTGCCCTTCGGTACCACTGGCCCCCACTCCACCAGCATGCGTTTTACCTGGCTGTCGTCCTCCCAGACGCCCGCATGTGTTAGCGCGTCAAACAGCGCTTTGTTGTAGTTATCCAGATCACGGCGGCGCTGATCCGGAGGAAAAAGGATTATTGCGACCGCCGCGGGTGTGGTTGACGGTTTCGGCAGACGACGCAATTGCTCGATGATGGCAGCACAAGCGTCACTCTGATATTTACGCCCGGCAGCGCTGATAAGGTGGCGACCAGCCAGCGGCCCCCTGTTCGGGGCGCGCCAGTAAGTGTTTACGCTCGGCGGAAATGGCAGGGTCAGCTTCATAGCTCAACCCCTCGCATTTCGAGAAAGGCGACGGCATTTTCCCTGGCATGCTCATCTCCATTAAGCAGCGAACGAACCAGAGTAACGGCCTCATCCTCTGCACTCTGACCGTTAACCGAGATACCCCGGGATACTCCCGGATGAATGGTGATGGCACCCTTACGCTGGAGCGCACGGAGGTGATCGTTAGCCGCATTCGGCGAACGGCAGCCCATCAGGCCAGCCAGCTCATAAATGGTTGGCGGGAACCCGTGATCGGCGATGTAGTCGATAATCAGATCTAAAACTTCCTGCTGGCGAATGGTCAGTATTTTCACTGGTCTTCCCCCACGTAGCGGCCAGCGAGATAACAGCGCCCTTCCGGTGTCATGAAATTTCCTGCATGCTTGAGGCACAAGGCCCGGCGTGAAACATAACGATTCCGATCAGTACTACTAATCGCCATGTCAAACGCTTTAAGCCAGACCGATGCGGCGCGGAAATAAAGTCCCTGCGCTTCCAGCTGCTGCGCCCGGTTTTCCAGCCCGGTCAGTGTCCGGAGGTCTTCCTCTGAAAGCGTTTCTGCCATGGTTTGGTTGGACGGGTAGTAAGTCAGCGTCGATTCCTGAAAATCCCGGCGTAACTTCCCCTCCTCATAAAAACGGCCAAGACAGCGATTGATAGTGCTAGTGTTGGTTCCCGGCATGGCTTTGGCAATTACGCGATAATTGCAGCCCGGGTTCTCAAAGACATACTGCAAAACTTTCGATGCGATGCTCATCCGCGGAACCCCTCCGGAATGGTGTACGCCACGTCCTGGTGACTCGAACGGAACACCGCTGAATCAGGAAGCTTGCTGCGCTGACCCCATGTATCACGTACCGGGCGCCCTGCGGAATCCCACTTGCTCGCCGACTGTAGATAGCCCGGGAACTTACTCGGCAGGAAGAGTGTTGACGGGCGGAGGTACTCTGCCATTTTCAGGTCTGAGCCCCACTTCTCGACGCTGTAATCCACGACAAGTAACAGCTCTTCAGGTGTAAACCCATCCGCCAGGCGGGCACGGATGTTTTCCAGAGATGATTTGCAGACCTGGTACCGGGATCCGGT